GTTTCATTTCTAAGTAGGGGAGTTTTCTCCCCTTTCCTTTCTTATTTACTTGCTATCTTTTCTAACGCATCTGCTATTCTACTTAGATGCCATTCCATATTGTGTAGAATGTCTCCTTGATACTCACCAAAATCATTCTTTTTATATAACTTCTTATCTAATGTTTCAGCGATTTCGCCTAACACTTCACAGATTTGTTCGTTTTGTTCGTTAGTCATTTTTTCTCCTTTTGTCTAAATGATGTATCTATTATACACAAGCCGTAGGTAAATGTAAAGTTATTTGGTTAACCTCAATATAATATGGATAAAAAACTTCCAGGCACGCCTCATTTTTATTATAACACCAGTGAAATATCTACACAATCTTAAAGGGCAAAAAAGGAGACCAAGTCTCCCTTTTTGTTGTATCAAAATTCTTGTAAGAATTAAGGTGTAACGTCGCCTGGACCGAAGTTTGTTCTTTGAACAGTTGCGGCTGGACGCAATGCTGTAACCAATGAACCAGTGTTAGTGATGTTGTTTAACATACCAACGCCTGCTGGGTTACGCACGATGAGCGTGCCTTCCATAATAAATTGATCCAATGAAGCGTCAGCATTACTGAATACTTCGTTGTTAGGACCTAGGTCACGCAATGAACCAAACTGCAATACTTCTTCGTTTAGGAAGTAGATTGAGTTAGATACGCCTGCGCTATCCATAATCCAAGAATCATACACTTCGTATGTATAGTTGAAGTCGCCTTCATAAGTTTGAATCGTGTCACCACGCTCAACGTTACGACGGTTAACAGATGTATTTGAACTTACAATGTTATCACTGATGATTGTTCTCAAACTTGTTGGAGCAACCATTGTGCGAATTTTTGCATTGTAACGCTGTTCAGCAACAGTTACTAACTGCTTATACAATACTGGACTGAACACTTGGTTAGTGAAAGTGCCAGAATAGTAGTAACTACCATTAGCATAAATGCGTAATGCATTACTGATTTGTGTAGAACTATCTGTATCTTCGTTATTGAAGAATGTATCTAAGCCACTGATTGAACCAGATGTTGTATTGAAACTCATTGAACCTGCAAAAGAGGCTAATGAACCCATACGACGACCTGTTTGACCAGCTGGCAAGCCACTTGCTGTTCCTGTTTGACCAGCATACTTAGTGCCGATTTGGTCGTTACGAACAAGTTGTAACTCAACGTCAAACATCATTTGAATCAATTGCTTGACTTCTTGGTATGCTTGTGGGTCACCACCAGATTGCATAACTGCACGTGCTGTGCCTGAAGCGGCAATAACTGTGCTGAAAATCTGTGTGTAGTTACCTAAGTTGTAACGCTGATTGCTTTCCGCTTGTGACGTAGCAACTGTAGCACCTTCAACTTGCGCTTGAACTTCAGGCGCACGATAAATGTCGTCTGTCCATAAAGGCAATGTTGAATTAACTTTGCGCTTCTTGGCCATACACATATTAAGCACTGGGGTATCGTCTTTTACACGATTGGATACATCTAAATCTAAGTCCTTGACAACGATATCTGAGCCGTATGCTGTTGTTCCGTTACCAATTTGACTGGTTGTAATTTCTGCCATTTTATTCTCCTTGAATGTAAATATAGGCTATATTTTATCTACCACCTCTTGCACCACGAATTTGTGTTAATCGTTGTGTTAAGAGATTGTCTGCGGCTTTTTTATCACCGCCCTTGGCTTGTTCCCGAAGTTTGCTTAAGTCATCACCACCACTTTTTTGTGTTGATGATCCACGGCGTTGCGTTAGCACTGCCATACTTGATCCAGCTGACTTAGTAGAAGGTTTGTCTCTATAGCGTAATCCATCTCTTACTAAACTTAGTAAGTTCTCATCACTACTGATGAGGTCAATGTTAGGAACACCAGGTATGATTTCTTGTCTGGCTTGAGGCCATAACTTCGTAACCTTATCACGCAATTCATTATAAACATATTCGTTTTTCAACTCTTTGTCTGTAAATCCTTTACGTGCCTGATCCAATCGTTCTGTCACTTGTTGAGCACGAACTTGCCTGAACTGGTCTATCTGTGGCTTCATCTGTCCTATTACGGATTGTTGTTGCCTGATATACTGTTCGTTCTGTTGCATTGCTGCCTGAATCCTTGCTTGCGTTGCAGGATCATTAGTGCGCTGTATCTGCTGTTGAAATGTTGTTTGATAGTTTTGTGTTTTCACAATCTCATCATACGCTTTTTGCAACTGCGGTTGAACGGTAAATTCCATCGCTAAAGTCAAACCCTCTTGCTGTGCTCTTTGATGATTGAGATATTCATCAAACTCAGCCTTCTGGATTTTCAATTCTCTTGCTTCTTCGTGTATTGCTGATCCCTGACCTAATATTGCCGCGGCTTTTTTAGCATCTATTACGACTTCTTTACCATTTCGCATAAACTTGAACTTAGCGTTCGGGTTTGTATCTGCGAATTCAATAAAGTCAATCAAATCATCTGCTGAACTCTCATTACTACCAGTAGTTACCTCTTGAGGGCTATCTGTTTCTTGGTTGTCGCTAACATTACTATCATCATTGGTATCACCAACTTCGGCTTCAGCATTTTCGCTGGGTGCCACAGGGCTTGAAGTATCTGCCGATTCATCTTGACCTGTTGCAGGTTGTGTTGTAGTCCTTGTTTGGTTACGCAAATCTAACATTGCGGCCATCTTCTGGGCTATTGATCCATCACTTACTGCACTTTGACCTGTGACCGCACCACTATCGGTGTTAGGACTTGTCGTTGTTTCCATTTATGTTTCCTTATGTTTTATCTTCGGGCACTAACGTGTTACCGAGCTTATTTTTCAAATATACTGCTTTTTTCAAAGAAGTAATGAAACTGTCTATTCCAGCGAGTTCGTTACATAACGATACTCGTTGCATATTATCTTCGGGTGTATGACCTCTTATACTTGATAATGTGTCAGCACACTCAAACTTAAAATGATGCACAAACATTGCTAAATCTTTATTCTTTAATAATGCTTCTGCTTGACTTCCGTAATGTCTAACTCTGTCCTGTTGTGCTGGAGTTAGTTTGTTTATATTACTTAAATCAACTGTTAATCTGTTGTTGTAAAATTCTATTGCTTTGTCGTCTATCATTTCTATTCCAATGTTATATTCTATTTATACATTTATATTACGAATAAACTTTTGGATCTCCTGCTGCCATACTCATAAAATCAAGTTGAGTTTCAGCATCTTCTCCAGCAACTTCCATTTGTATTTGTCTTGCTTTTACATCGTCAAGGTTAGCACTACTTAAACGCTTCTTATCTTCTGGAGAAGGCTCACGGTTCTTCATTGCTTCAGCACCTTGCTTAATCATCTGTTCTACTTCTTCGTCACTTGGTAGATAACTATCACAATCTTTTACGCCTAAAACATACAATGTATCAGCGAATGGCTTCTTGACCTTTTGATATATTTCTTTAGTCAATGTGCCTGATTGAACCATACTTGTAGTTGTAGTGTATAAATCTTGTTGGCACTTCTGTATGATTTGTAATCTGCCCAATGCATTTTCTTCGCTCATCATACCCAAACTTAGTTCCATACGAATCTGTTTTCTGTCACAGAAGTTCATATCGTCCCAAGACACATAATCTAAGTATATAGGTTGTTTGTCAGGGTGGAAATTTTGAGCAAGTTTCTTAACACCATAATCATCACCATATTGAATTAATGTTCTCCATATCAACCAAATCGCTTCTTTTAGACCCTCAGCACTATTACGAACTGTGTTGTCTTGTATGATTTGATTAGGCGTCAATGCTAACTGTAGTTTGATACCACTGTTGCCCGGAGCCATTACTTCTGGATTGAACACATCACTTGGTGTAGTCATACCAACCATAGCCATTGTGTCTTGCTGAATACGATTCATCGCAACTTCCAAGAATTGTAAGTTTCCGCTTGGGGGAGGCAATTGGTAGATATCTTTTGTTGGATCAAACTTGCTGTCTAATATAAAGATAGCACTTTCACCATCTTGTAACATCTCAAAATCTAATCTGTCTGGCTTAACACCAATACGAGGAGTTGCTGTTAATAGCCCAAGTTGTATTTCTGCACGTGCGGCTGATGTATTGTATTCTTGCATAGGTATCACTGATTCAGCGACACTCATACCATAGAAGTTGCCTGGTAATGGCTTAGGACACATATTAGCAACAGGAATAAATTCTACTTCTTTTGCGCTGATAATGTATGAACCACTATAGATAATTTCTACAAGTTCTAACTCACCATCACCATCAATATCATATTTGTTCCATACAGTAACAACTGTTACTTGACGACTATCTGGGTCTGCACTACTTGCACTACTTACAGGAATACCCATAACTGGGACACTATCACGTGCGTGAATAGCAAGATTGTTTAATACACTACCTGCTTGGTATGCACCATTCATATTGTATTCTGCGTGAGTTCTAAATTCTTCTAAGTTGATGCTTGGATATAAATCTAATGCTTCTTGGATACTCATTGGATCGTAGTAACCACAAAATGGTTGATTTCTCATCTCAGGAACTGTAGGATCACATATCCAATAGTGTTGGGCAATAGGGTGAAATCTAACATTGATATTATAACCAGTTAGTTTATATTTTGCACTATAGATTGTATTGCGATTGATAGCACTGTTAAGTATTTCTTCTTGGCTTTCGGCAGATCCAGCTTGTATCTCTGCTTGTTCCATTGCCATCATTTCTGGATCCATATCTTCTGGCATTTCCATCATACTATTCATACGACTTTCTACCATAGTTTTTGCTAACTCACCTTGTTGTTCGCCAAGTAGTTGTTGAACTTCAGCAATAACTTTTTCCATTTCAACACTAATCTTACGCTTACTTTGACGCAATGCTGTTAATCCACTTTCACCTGCTTGTTGCTCAAATGCTTTTAGTTGGTCATTTGTGCCTTGTGTATCAATATAACGAACGATAGGCTCACGTATGGGCTTAATCATCATCATACCATTTTTGTGCATCATAGCATCCATAATCCAACGTTCTAATATAAAGTGTGGATCATTCATTTGATTGACAACCTTACTGACCATATCAGTTGCTTGTCTGGCTGCTATTTCATCTTCTTCTGTATCTGCTACAAACTCAAAGTTGATTTCACCATTGGGCATTAGACCTTTAGCAACTACTGCTGTTGCGTAATCTACAACTGGCTTTACACTTGGGTGAATATAGTCAATGCCATTTACAGGCGCTGTTGAGTCGGTTACAGCAAGACAGAGATAGTGATAGTCACTTGCACGATTTACAGCATTCTTTGTGCCAAGATAACGCAAGTAACTTGCCATCTTAACATCCATAAGATTCTTCATACGGACAAAATTAGCGTTAATCTTTCTGTTTTGATTGATGTTTTCAATTGGGATATTTTTGATATCTAACATAATGGGGCTTTTACCTTTAGTATCTACTATTTAGTCTTAGGCTTTTCCTCTGTGTCCTTAGCGGTTTCTTTCACAGGTTCTTCTTTTTTGCCAAAGATAATATCCCAGTTATCTCTAACCTTTTTAACATCCTCTTGTCTGCGATTACTGCCCTTGCTCAATGGTAGTCTCCTGGCAAGATAATCTTAGGACGAGTTAGTTCATCTACTGTATCTTTAAGATTACAGGCCTGACATTCTAAATCAAGTGAGTCCTCATCTTCCATTTCATAGATTGTATGTGGCACTTCTGCTATCATCATTATTTTCTCAAACATCTTTGCGTGTGTTTCACACATTATTGTAGGGAGATTATCTCCCACTGTTGCTAAAAACTTACTATTCATATTATTTCCTCAAATAGATTATTGTATGTAGTCTTGGGCTTACACTCTTGCTCCCAATGACTAATGCGTTTAGTTGCTATCTCAACATAGTTTGGGTCAAGTTCTATGCCAGTATAGTCAAAGCCAAGTTCTACTGCCGCACATCCTGTTGAGCCACTGCCATTAAACGGATCTAATATATGACCATTAGGTGGTGTGACTAACTTGATAAGATATTTCATTAGTTCTATTGGCTTTACTGTTGGATGATTGTTTCCTACATCACTACTACGCTCTGTTCTGCGCTCTTGGAATCCAATATTTTCTGGATCGCATCCATCGTGTTTTGTAGATCCATTGCGAGTTTTACCGCAATCTAAACATACAGGTGTTTTACCAAATACTTCACTATCTATAATAACACCTTGACTATTAGGATCAAATCCAATATGTCGTTCTTTGCGACTGACCTTAGGACAATAGAAAAATCTGGCTGCTGAACCTTCATCTGCTTGTGCGTCTGTAAATGGCTGAACATTGTATTTGCCACTAATAGCATCATCACCAAATACTGCTCGTTGTTCGCCAGTATCTAATCCTTTTATTTTATGTGTTGATTTTCTTGCACCACTTGTAGAATGTGGGAATAAACTAACCACTTCATCACTACCATCGTGTATAACATTTGCTGGGAAGCGACCTATGTTTGTCTTTTCGGAATATGCGCTTTTTTTATTAGGGTCAAATAGATTTTTTGTTTGTTCGTGTGCACCTATAGGCATTATGTCGTCACCAACTCTTGTAGCATCAATATTGATTGCGCCAGTGCCGTGTTCTAATACATTCTCTCTAATACTACCAATAACAGGCTTTCGTGCCATAACGATTGGTTCGTGTGCTGGTTTTAGTTGTGTGCCCCAACCACTCCAATCACTATCTACTTCTATAACTTCCTCAAAGATGACGCTATACTTTGTGCCTTCGTGGCTTACTTTTAGATTATCACCATTGATATCAGGTAATATATTGTATAGTTTATTTGTTTCTGGATGACGATACTTACCATCTTCTTTAATCATAATAGCAGGATCAAATCGTTGTTTGTCTGGCTTACCATTAGCCTTTTTATGTATCTGTCTCCCAACATCTTGTGATTTAGGAAAGCCACTACCATAGATCCACATAATCTGGTCTCTAATCTCAAAGCCTGCAAACTGTGCTGCCATTGCCATATGGTGATATGTTCTTGCCGCGCTGAACGCAAGTAGATGACCACCTGGCTTTAATACCCTAATACATTCACTGAATACTTCACTCATCCATTTTTGAAACTCTAAGTCATTTGCTAAACTTGTATGTTTCATACCTGATGGTAAGTTATGTAGTGCTGTTAGTTTTGATGTAGTTTCTGTTGCTTTTTTACTATCCCAGTCTTTACCTAAGAATGAGATACCATATGGTGGGTCTGTGACGACCGCATCAAAACTATTGTCTGGGTATTGTTTTAATACCTCTGTGTTATTTCCATTTATTATATTCCAAGTCATTTCTATTCCTTATGTTGCTGAATATGCTTTCTTCCAAGCAGGTTTATTGCTATCGTCATACTTGACATATCTGTCTCGTTGTGCCATCATTCTTTGTTGTGGGCTACGATTGTCCCACGGCTCAGCGATACCATTGAGACAAGCAAGTATAGCATATCTCGCACTATCAATACAGTCATCTGGGTCACTGAAACGACCCTGTGTATCTACATAATAGTTTTGTGCTTCACTTAAAAAGTTAGTGCAATTTTCATTGACCATTAAACTTCCCACTTCTAACATTTGACGCATTTGATTGATACCATAACTCTTGTGATTAGTTGTGCGACCTTCACTATCAGGTGGATTCATAATGGCTTTCTCATAAACATTAAGTTCATAACTCTCAAATAGTTCTCTTATAGAACTTGCGCTCATAGTGTATCTGCCAGAAGTATTTGCGTCAGCAGGTAAAACAATAGGAGTGCCAAACACTTCAGGACGAAGGAGATGATTGATATACTGAGTGGGGACTGCTTCTTCAATACCCTGCACAATAATCTGTTTATGTAAATAAGCGGTTCGCTCATATGGTTCCCAATACATTAGTGATATAACTGTTTTATCATTGACTAAGCCTAAGTCAAGTGCAATAACTCTATGTATGTTAGGCAATCGTGTAAAATCAATTTCACCCGTCTTATATGTAGGCCAGTTACTGATTTGGAATACAGCACCTTTACCCATAACAGGCTTACCTGCCATACGTGCTTCACGTTCGTGTGGTAAGTAATCTCGTTCAAGTTGTCTGCGAGTTTCTTTTAATAGAAATGGATGACCCCAAGGATCGTATTCTGGACAATCATCCCAAGCGACACGAATGTAGTTATAACCTTCTTCTTTGTTCCAGAACTTGCTAACCAATCCATTCAATCCTTTTAAGGGTGTAAAGGAACAAAGGACCTTACCTTGTGTAGTTGCGGTTCGTGTTACAATCTCACTAAAGAAATCATCTGGGGGCTGTTCGTCAAATACGGCTAAGTTAAGTTTGAAACCCTGTAGTTGTCTAACCTCTTGCGTATAATTGGCAAATAGCAAATAACTATTACCACCAGACTTATGCTTAATTTCACACCCAATATTATTGGCGCCGTCATTACGCATTGTAGTAGTAATAATACACTCACGTGGTATAGCACCAGATCCAAGATTTTCAGTGATTTTGACATCCTGTGTTCCTAACAATTCATTTTGTAATACAAGAGCAACTTGGCTCCAACCCTCACCAGCAACCATTGCTGTGATAGGTCCTTCATAGCGATGACCTTCCCACCATTCAGGATATAATCCAGTGAGATGCATTGCTGTCTCAAAACAAGTAGATACTGTTTTACCAATACGATTGGCTGCAAGAATACCTCTACGTTCGTGTATGCCAGTTTTGAAGAACTCAAGTTGATGCTTGAATGGTCTAAAATACTTTAGTTGGTTGTATTTCATATCGTCAGCAATACTAATGCTGAGATCCATTAAACTACTTTTGAGTGGTCCTGGTATAGTTTTGAGGCTGTCTATAGTGAGATTATGTTTATCCACACTATAACGCAATGCTCTCGCCATTAGAACATCTTCACCTAACATTAGTCGGGCCTTAAGTTTTCACGGACTTGATGTATCTTTTGTAATGCGTCTGCTAAGTCACAGATTTCACCAGCACTTAGTTTCCAAGTAGATGAATCTGTAACGACTACACCATCACGCTTATCTAACCCAAGATGTAATCTTTCAGTTAGTAAGCGTAAGATATGTTCAAGTTGACCAGGAAACTTTTCAGCAAAAGCAAGACGATGACTTGCGTTAATCTTTTGTAAGATAAGAGTTTCTCTTACCTTTGTTTCTTCTTGTGCTTTACGAATCTCTGTGTCTCTTGCGTTTTCCATCATATAGCCTTAGAAAGATCCCACGGATTGCTAATAGCATCTTGGTTTAGTGTTCCAAACTCACGGTCAATCCATACATCCCATTGACTTGATTTATTAACACGCATTGCTTTCATCATACTACGCAATCTACGACCGATTGGTGTAAGTGTTCCATCTTCACGCTGAACCATTTGTTCTCCTGTGCGTGGATCAATCCATTTGTATATTTCTGGGCGAGTGCGACCAAACTTATCAATCTTTTCACCTACAGCATATTGTTCTAATGGTCCTAAGATTTCATAACTGATAGCACCAGTCTTGTATTTTCTAAACATACAATGGCATTTCTTACCACGAGCACGTGAATCTTCATTTGGATGTGGAACTAATGGACTAAAGAATAAGTTTTGTAATTGTTCTCTGTCGGGTAGATTGATATCACGCACTGGGGGTGTTTTCAAATCTTCTACAGGAACCATATCAATTTTATCTACATATGGATTATCACTACCTAAGTATGCTGGATCAACTTGAATACCATTCAATACATCCATTGCTGTTTGATATTTGAGTTTGTTAGCACGACCTTTTAAGTTTAATACAACACCGGTTTGGTCAAACACAAAACGCTCAAGTTCTTTGGCTGTAGGGAAGTCAGTCATTAGACCTTCTAAGTCAAACTCTGTGCCAGTAGGTTCTACTGGCTTTACTTCTACAGTTTTAGTTACTGTTTTCTTTTTTGTGGGGGTTGTTGTGGGTTCTGCTGATGAAGTTGTTCCATCATCCCAAGGATTGTTTTCTGTCGTCATTTCTTTTCCTTAATTAACTATACGAAACTTGAGTAGCCCTATGCTACTCAAGTGTATTTACTACAATCAGCCCTTAGTTGTAGGCTTTTTGTATTTGCTTGGTAATTTTGCACCATCTGCTGTTGAATTCTTTTTAGGTCCAACATTAGTATTAGCGTGTAAGCCTTCAACTGTAGGGTCAATGAATGGTTTCATTCCACGACCGCGTGTTTCAAGTGCTGACATTACCATATCTGCAAGTTGTGATTTCTCACCACTACTTGTAGATTTTGCTTTCATAAAATCATTACGCTTGCTACTTGTGCCTTCATTGCCCATTGTAGGTCCACGCTTTTGATTGATTGCTTTTGCTTGGGGGTTTTTTGTGTTCATCATATAAATGATCCTGTTTCTAAAAATACACTGCCTGAACCAGCAATACTGATTGTGCTGATAAAGACATTACCTGGTTGGTTGATGCCTGAGTTTATAAATGTTGATTGACCTGTTGGCACACTAAACACATTACTTGATCCATTTGCGCCTGCTGTTGGAGCCGCAATATTACCTGGATTAGTTGCTGATACATTCATAAACACGGTGTTACCACTTGTGTTAGTAATACGCAAGTTATCAAACACTTCGTGTGATACTGGAATAGTAATTGTTGCTGAAACATTTGAGTATGCTACATTGTAAGTATTACCATTTTGATTGAAGAAGCCACCATTGAGTATCATATTTGATTACCTTTCGTTGGACCACGACCTACATTAATCTTGTCTGGATCACCTTTGTAGTTCTGACCTGCGCTTGGATTCCAAGTGCGTGTTTCAGGGAAACGACCGCCACCACTGTAACGAACTTGAGGACCACGATTGATGTTATCACGCACTGAACCTTGTGCTGGTAGTTTAGGAACTACGGCAGCATCTGGGTATGTGCGGTCATCATCGCTCTTATTACCTACTGTTGGTCCACGACCTTTGTTGATTAACTTGTTAGGATTCTGCACACCAGAGTATTGGTTGCTACAGTAATCTTTGCTTACACGACTAGGAGACATACGCTCCATACCGTCAAAGTTTAAGTTTGTATCGGATTGTGTTTTACCATTATGTTTCATTTAGAGTTTCCTTTTGTTTTCTTTGCTGTTTTTGCACTTTGCTTAAACGCACTCGCTGTCGGCGCACCTTTAGCGCCCGGCTTTCGCATCTTCTCATTAGAGCCAGCTTTAATGCGTTCTCTCTTGGCGTGAATATTTGCGTATAATCCGTTTTTCATATTATTATTTATTCTTTTTTTATTCCAGCGAGTTTAGCCAATGCATCTGTAAAGGCTTTTTGCTTCATATCAATACTGTCCTGACTATCGGTAATCTCAATCTTGCTGATGTGTGTCATCAACTTATTCAATATTAGATTGTGATACTTGATAACAAGTTGCTGGTCATTGTTATTTCGTGCATTGATGAAGTCTTCCATCAATAGTGTTTCATAACCAACACCTTTAGTTTTTCTTTCTAATGCGGCTAATAGTCCATTTACTGACACTTGATTTGTGCCACCCTTAGGTCTTCCCGCACCTGGACGAGCACCGCCCTTGCCTCTTGGTTTCTTTACTTTGATTTCTGTCGTTTCCATAGTGTATTTATGCTTTATTTAGGATAATCTTTCTTTAGCCAATCTAAGTTGGTTCTATTTGGATTAGGCTCATACCATCCATTGCCTGTTTGTATGTTTAGTATGCTACGAAAGTATTCCTCATACATTGGACCTACTTTGTCTAATGTATAGTTCTCTGCCCAAGTTCTACAATCTATTGGCTTAATCTTATCTATGTTCTCTGTTGCCCATATAAACTGCTCAAACGTTCTACAACGATATCCTGTGACTCCGTGAATGTTGTTCTCTACAAAACTTCCCCAATCTGTTGTGATTGTAGGTGTGCCACTCATCAATAGTTCTACTTGAACACCACCGAATGGTTCTACATACTGACTGGGAACGAACGCACCCTTAGCATTAGCCATTAGTTCTCTGCGTGTTTCTGTATCAGCATAACCAGCAAACAATACATTGTCAGGGAACTTGATATTGTCTGGATTCTGTCCTGCAACGATAATATTGATATGTGGTAGTTTCTCTGCTATTTGATTAACGATATGAATACCCTTGCCCTCATATACTCTACCCAAAAACAAATAGTAATCTTGCTTTACATCTTTGTATGTAAAGTCATCTGGGTCAAAGTAGTTTGGTATAACAACATCATACCATCCTTGATTGCAAGATCCTACGTTTTGTAATCCACAATAGGCGTGATAGATAGCATAACTCTCAAATATCTTCCATTTTGCGAAATGACCACCAGCATATCCAATGCCCGGCTCTACACATATCATATCTGTATGTGCGTCACATATAGGTTTTACTCCACTGCCCCAGAATGGTAGTATAAAATCGTTTTTTTGTTTTCTTTTACCTACTTCTCTAATAGCATTAGAGAAAAATGTAGTGTAAGCGTGGTCGTTGTTGTCAAACTTAAAGAAGTTCTTACGCCAGTCGTATGATCCATATGCTTTTTGTAAATCACTGTTATCAATAACTGTAACGTGTTCATCACAAATCACATCGCTATCTTCGTGACCATAATGTATTATTTCGTGCCCTAACTTTTTCATCATCTTACCAAACTTCCACACTTTTTGTGTGTAAGCGCAAGCGACATATTCTTTACTTGTAACGGTGTGGGGCAAACCTAATATATGAAATCTCATTCTATTCTTTTCCTAAACATATATTTATGTTTCGTTAAATATTGTATTACAAAGGAATAGAAATGAAATATACTTGGCGCCCCGCAAATGGATTAGATGTAAAACCAATAGTTGATATGGCTATTGAGCATTTTCTTATTGAAACTGATGGCATCTTTACTCCAGAACCCGTAATCTATCAGCGTAATCTTACACTCGCTGTTATCAATCAGTTTTACGGACCTCTCACACAACTTGTTAGTATTGCCGTAGATGAAGATAACAAACTATTAGCCTACACTTGGGCTACAAGGGGAGAATTTGCTGTATGGAGTGATGATGAAATGGTAACTGTTCGTATTGCTCATTTAGATATGAGTTTATCAAGCCGACTACGAATAGAGTTAGTAAAAGATATGCTAACAATGTGGGAAGATTGGGC